AGCCGATCCGTGTTGGACCGGATCCGCAAGCGATACATGATCCGCGTCCAGATCAACGCACAGAAGTTGCTGTTGCTCGGTTGTTGCCGGCGAATGCTTTTTTGTCTGGCTCGGCTAGTAGCGCCGTGGTTACTGTGGTAGAGCCGTCTCATGGCCGTTCTACCAATGATGTAGTTAGGTTCAGAAAGGTGGAAAGTTTCGATGGGTTTACAAAAGCAACACTGGAGAATTCCAGTGGTTATACGATTACTGTCACGGATTCTAACCTTTATACCTTTACGGCGTCGTCCGGCACAGCCACCACGGGTGGTCAGCGCGGGGGAGGTGAGAATGCGACTGTCGGGCCGGTGACCTTGGAGGCATAAATGGCGTATACATTCGCACAGTTAAAAACAGCCATACAAGAGTACACAGATAATACTGAAACTACTTTTGTATCGAATCTTGACGACTTCATCCGCGCCGCCGAGGATCGCCTGTTTTATCTGGTTGATCTGGAATATTTCCGCAAGAATGCCACGAGTGCTGTTTCGCAGAACGATCCTTTCTTAGCCTTGCCAACAGACTTTTTGGCTTCTTTTTCTCTATCTATTACGAACGGCAGCAACAAAGAATTCTTGCTGCAAAAAGATGTTAACTTCATTCAGGAGTTCAATCCAAACTCCGCAACAACGGGGACTCCACGCTTTTACGCACGTTTCGACGTTGATAATATGATTTTGGGTCCAACGCCGGACAGCAATTATGTCTGTGAGTTTCACTACTTTTACAGACCAGCGTCGTTGACTGCTGGGGCAGATAGCGGCACAACCTGGTTGAGCACCAACGCTCCTAATGCGCTTCTTTATGGATCGTTGTATGAAGCGTACATTTACATGAAAGGTGAACCCGACATAATTCAGTTGTATGAGAAACAGTTCGCTGAAGCGGTGAGTCGGTTCAAGGATCTTGGAGAGGCTAGAGAGAATAGCGACTCTTATCGCAGAGGCTTGCCGGATCGTCCTCGCACGTAAGGAGAAGCAATCATGGCGACGACGGCAGGAGCGACTAGCTTTTTAGAGAACAGACTTTTAAGCTACATCTTCAAAAACAACGCCGCATCTTTTAGTTCACCGGGCGACAACCTTTATGTTGGCTTGGCTACGGCAGTGTCGAATTTCAGTGCCTCTGGCGAGTCCGGAGAACCCTCCATAACAGAAGCGACTTTTACAAATTATGTAAGGCAGCAAGTTATAGCATCTGCTTGGACCTTAACCACAGACACAGCAGATACTCAAACCTGCACCAACAGCAACAACATAGATTTTCCAGCATCTGGTGGCGGATCTGTTGATACGATCACTCACTTATTTATAGCAACTCATGCAAGTGATACTTTAGACACACTGGGATCTGGTGGTAATGTTCTAGTTATCGGCGCATTGAATGAAAGTAAAACGGTCACTAGTGGTGACATCTTTCGTATCAATGCAGCTAACCTTAGTATTGAGTTGAAATGACATGGCCCTTGTTCTTGCTGATCGCGTAAAAGAAACTACCACCACCACCGGTACGGATGCGTACACTTTGGGCGGCGCTGTTACTGGTTTTGAAGCCTTCTCTTCTGTGGGGGATGGAAACTCAACATACTATTGTTGTACAAATGGGACTGACTTTGAGATCGGTATCGGCACGTTTACGGCTTCAGGAACGACACTATCTCGTTCTGACGGAAATGTGTTACAGTCTAGTAATGGTGACAACCGTGTTAATTGGGGTTCTGGGACAAAAGATATTTTTGTTACTCAACCAGCAGGAAAGGCTGTTTTCTTGGATGAGAACGGAAACATCTCTACCTTTGGCGTACTTGACGCCGGAACTTACTGAAGGAGTGTGAAATGTCAAACACCATCAAGATTAAACGTAACACCTCAAACAATGACGCGGCGACAACGTCCGACATTGCTCAAGGTGAACTAGGATTTACCGAAGGCAATCAGATACTCTACTATCGTGATGCTTCAGATAATATTCGCGTGATCGGCGGTGAGGGTGCATTCCTGCGCTCTAACACGAACGATACCATGTCAGGCAACTTGACCGTTACGGGCAACCTAACTGTTGAGGGCACGACGACCACTGTTGATTCCACAACGGTCACTATCGCTGATCCGTTCATCAAACTGTCAAAAGATAATTCGGGTAATTCATCCGATATAGGATTTTATGGCAAGTATGTTGAATCATCCACCACTAAATTTGCGGGTCTTGCAAGGGATGCTGATGACTCCGGTAAATTTGTGTTGTTTGATGGCTTGCAGGCAGAACCAACATCTACTGTAAATACGAGCGGCACAGGGTTTAATAAGCAAACACTGAAAGCAAACATCGAAGGTGATCTTGCTGGTTCACCTACCATCACCGCCGCGACTATCGCGACCAGCCTCGATATGAACGGCACGGAGTTGATTCTTGACGCCGACGCTGATACCAGCATCACCGCCGACACGGATGATCAGATAGATATAAAAATCGCTGGCTCTGATGAACTGAAAATAACAGGCTCCGCGTTTTCTCCTGCTTCTAACGCAGGACAAGACTTAGGTACATCGTCACTGAAGTTCGGTAACCTGCATATAAACGCAGCAGTTAATACGGCGACCATTTCTGCATCTGGT